CAAATTGGTTGCCTGGCAGAGTACAAATTTTTTGCTATTTGTATGGAGTTAGGATTGCAAGTGTCAAAGCCTATTTTGGACGCTAGTGTTTACGACTGTATAATTGACAATGGTAAGCGCCTTATTAAGGTCCAGGTTAAGTCCAGGAGCATAAGCGACAGAGGCGACAAAAACAATATGATACAATGGGGCAATAATAGATACAAGCCTACAGACTTTGAGTATTACGCTATTTACTTGCACCAAACAGGCGATTGGTTAATAATGCCAAATACTGGCCAAATAAGTATGCGATTAAATAAAGCTAATACGGAAAAATTTAATAACTTTGCGTTATTGTTTTCTGCATAATAAACATAGTTTAGTTAAAATTGGCGTTATCTTTTGGTAGCGCCTTTTTTTTTATCTTTACACAAATTAAATATTATGAAACTTCAAATGTTAAAAAGCGTTGTCGATGGCAGCCAAGTACATAAGAAAAACACAATTGTTGAGGTTAAAGACGATATTGCAAAGCATTATTTAGCCGTTGGTATCGCCATTGAGTATAAGGAGCCTATTGTAAAAGAATACAAACAAGAGGTTGAAACCAAAGAAAATAAGGCGCCCCGTAAGCGCAGAACTAAAAAGAATTAAGCTATGCGCCAGATTAAAGTAAATAGTTTACTAGGCAACGAGATAATAACTGCTGCCGACGTTAAAAGCTACGTTAGAATTGATACAGACGAAGACGATGCTATTATTACAAATATGATTACCCAGGCACGCATTTGGTGCGAGAATTATATTAGTCGCGATATAGTAGCTAAAAACAGAACTTATTTTTTACCCGACACTTCTGGTTTATTCGATTTACCTTTTGCGCCTATTAACACCGTTACAGGTGTAACTATTGAAGGCGAAGCTGCAACGTTTACAGAGTACGGTTTAGACGATTTAAGTATTGAATTAGACGGTGGACCTAGCAGCAATGTAAAGGTAACATATACAACCCAGGGGTTAAACGATGGTCTTATTAAACAGGCGCTATTGCAAATGGTGTCTAATTACTACGACAATAGAGCGGATTTTGAAATTGGTAAAACAGTTAATGAAATACCGACAAACGTAAAAAGCATATTAAGCGGTTATAAAACGATGTTTATTTAATGCAAGCTGGAAAACTAAATAGCCGCATAACGGTAAAAAAGACAACGCGCGTTCAAGACGAATTTGGTGGCTGGCAAAATACTGCTGACTATAACGTTTCTTATTGGGCCGACGTAAACCAATTATCTGGGGAAATAAGCCAGGAAAATGGCAAAAGGTCTTTGGAGTTAGAAGTGCAAATAATAATGCGTAAAAAAAGCGCTGACGGCATTAATATTGGCGATGTTATTACTGTAGGCGGCAATGCTGCCGAATATAGGATAAATTCCAAGTTCGATAGCGTTATAGATTTTTACACTGAATTAAAAGCTACTAAAATTGATTAGCGCAAAAATAGATAAAGCGTCCTTGTCGTTGTTAGATAAAAAACTAACAAAGCTGAAAATGCTTAGTAAGCAAGATTTTAGTAACGAGTTAGGTAAATCTGCTTTTGATATTGTAGGAATGGCTAAACGTAGCGCTCCGGCAGATACTGGTAATTTAAGAAACCTAATAAGTCTGCAAAAAGTTGGTGCTAATTATATTGAGGTTTTTAGTAAGGCGCCTTATAGCCCCTATGTAGAATTTGGAACTGGTGCAAGGGTTAGTTTAGACGATATGGTAGAACTAGGTATTCCGGCCCAGTACGCTGCACAATTTAAAGGCAAAGGCATAAAAGATATAAACCTACCAGCTAGGCCATTTTTTTACAGTAGCGCCAGGAAAGCGTTACAAAAATTATTATTACGATTAGATAGTACAATTAAAAAAGCTACAAAATAATGTTAGAAGCAATACATTACTTACGCAAGGCGATAATAGAAAAACTTACTGGCCAGGTTCTTTTAAGCAACCAGGCTTTACCTGTATATAACAGAGTGCCTAGCAATGCAGTAGCGCCTTATATTATTGTTTATAGCGTTTCTAATAACGAAGTGGACCAAAACCAAAGCAGCTTAACAATGGAACTTTTAACGCGCGTTGAAGTGGTTACTAGATTTAACGGCGACGATGGTGGCGAATTAAACTGCAATCTGGCAATTTCAAAAATATTATCTTTGCTACGAACAAGGTCGGCAGGTTATTTAGATTTGTCGGAGTATGGGTTTAAAGTATATACGAGTGTAAACGAGGGCGTAACGTACCTAACAGACGATTTAAAAGACCATACATATTACAGGGCGGTCTTAGAATTATCTAATAGAGTTGAGCCATTAGGAACGACTAAAGGGTTACAAGCCGAAATACAAACAGAATTACAAAGCTAAGATATGAGCAAAATAACATATACAGACAAAGTCGATAACGTAGTAAGCGCGTTACCAGATATTAATAAGGTTAAAGCCGCAGACCTAAACGAAATAAAAGAAAGCGTAAACGCTATTTATGACGATAAAGGTGGGTTTGCTAATTACGAAGACTTAGCAACGATTACGACGCCAATAGTTTTAACTGCTGACACTTGGACGAATTTAACTAATGATAAGCAAGGGCCACACACAACAGAAGTATATAAGCCAGCTTATGTAACTAGCAGCTTATGGGACACGGCAAATTCTAAAATTGATTTTACGGAAGTACCTATTGGTAAAGTTGTTCTTTTAAAAGTTGATTTTCAAATTGTACAAACGTCTAACAACACTATTTTAGAGTGTCAAATAGTTGGAGGGGGCCATACAATGCAAGTATTGACTACTGAAATGAAATCGCAAAACGACGACCACCATTATAGCGTTACAAATATGGTTTGGGTCGAAGATGCGGCAATGCAAACGGCTGGAATGAATGTACAACTTAGGACTAGCCATAATTCGCAAGTAGAAGTTCATAATATAATGATAACTATAATCTAATGACTACAATTACTGACCTTAAAATTTACGCCTTGAATACGACTGCTTTAGCTTTTAACTTTATGCAAATTGATATTATTTTAAAAATTTTGCTTACTGCGGTTGCTATCGGCTATACTTTGCAAAAGTGGTGGATAATAAACGAGGAGCGTAAAATACAAAAGCGCATAAACCAAAACTTAAATGCTGCTGAAAACAAAAAAGCAGACGAACCTATTAAGGCGGGTAAAAATACTATTGTTAAAAACGGCATAGTTAGGAAAACTAAAGCCAGTAAATAATATGAAAAATATTGTCGCCGGTTGGAAAACTACTTTGCTAGGCTTATTAATTATAGGCGCAGGTATTGCTTATATTTTTGTGGTTCAAGACAGTAAGGTATTTCAATTTGCTATTTTATTAATTGTAGGAATTGGTTTTTTATTTGCGCCAGATACTATTATCGATGGTTTAAGGAGTTTAATACAGAATAATAAAACAAAGAAATTTTAAAATGAAGGTAACAATTACGAGAAGCAAATTAGAAGATGCTCAAACGCTTGGGACATTAGTTTTAACAAACGACGATGGTAAAAAATTATTTAATTGCAAAACTTTAGAATTGCCTTGGTTAAATAACAAGCGCAACGAAAGCTGCATACCTTTAGGTAACTACAAAGTAGTTGCAAGGCAGTCGGCTAGATATAACAAACATTACCATATACAAGACGTTCCTGGTCGTTCTTTTGTACTTATTCATATTGGAAACTATTACACCCAAACTAAGGGTTGTATTTTAGTTGGCAAATCGGTTTCAGATATAAACGGGGACGGTTACCTAGATGTAACAAACAGTAAAAGCGCTTTACAGGAATTATTAAAATTGGCGCCAAATGGTTTTGATTTAGAAATAAAAAGAAAACCAAAAAAAAATGCTGAAATATAGTATAGTAATATTACTGCTATTTACAAGTTGCACCGCTAAAAAAATAATAACCCAGACTAAAGAGGTTATTGTAAACGATACAATTATACTTACCAAAGACCGCATAATAACAAAGGCGGTAAACGATACCATACTTATTGAAAGCCCTTGCGATAGCGCAGGCATTTTAAAGCCATTTAGAGAGCGTTTAAAAACTACGCAAGGTACAATTACCATAAAATCAAATAACAACGCTATAGAGGCTAATATTAACTTAGATAGCATAGTACAAAGTATTGAGAAGCGTTACGAAAGCAAAACAATAGACGTAAAAGAAAAAAGCGACACGCTAAAGGTTAAATATAGAACGCCTGTTTGGTTAGTATTATCTTTAATATTTTCAGTAGTTGTCAATTTATTACTGCTTAGAATTAAATTATAGCTTTTTGCTTAACTTTGTGAAAAATAATTATAATGGCAAACGAGTTAAAATATACTAGCATTTTCCAGGAAATGTCTTTTGGAGATTTTGGTATGCGAATTTTAAGCAGCGGGGAAACTAGTATTGAAGGCGAATTTTTTGGCGCAATACAAGTTGTTGCTGATTGCAGCGTATCTTTTTCTAATAACACAAACGGCGGCGACAGTTCAATTACAAATTTAGCACTATCTGCTGGCCAAATCATATACGGAAATATTACAAACGTTATTGTGGCTAGTGGTAAAATAATAGCTTATTTAAGGTAAATGTTAGGACTAGGCCAAAGTATAGCGAAAGCAATTAAGACAGGCATTACTGCTATAATAGTTTTTTGGCAAGACCAAACAGACAATTGGCAGGATAAAGCAAGCGACTGGGAAGAAAATTAAAAAATAAAAAATAAAATAAAAACAACAATATGGCTTCATTAACAGGCAAAACGATTTCGAGTACTTATGACGGTCTGCTTAAAACAACAGATAACGATGTACTTAATGCAACCGCCAAAGAGATAACAGACGGCCTAGGTAATGGGTCTGGTGTTGCTTTAGATACAGGCGGAAATGTAACTATTTCAGGAGATTTTCAAGCGCAAGGCGGAATAAAAGATTCAAGCGGCGACTTAGGTACTTCTGGTCAAATTTTATCTTCTACAGGAACAGGTACTAACTGGGCCGATGCTGGTGGAGCGGTAGATTCAGTAAACGCTGGAACAGGCATAAGCGTAGATGTTACAACTGGAAACGTAACGGTAACCAATTCTGAACCTAATTACAACCACACAGGCGAGGTTACAGGAGCAACTGCATTAACTATTACAAGTGGAGCGGTAACAAACGCTAAAATGGCTGCTAATTCAGTAGATTCAGACCAATATGTAGATGGTTCTATTGACACGGTACATTTGTCAGACGATTCTATTGCTTACGACAAGTTAGCAGCAGAGTTTACAACAAGCGCACCAATAGCTGCTTCTGATGTAGATTTTAGTACTGCTCAAGTATTTACTAAAACACTAACAGGAGCAACTACTCTTACCTACTCTAATGCAGAGATAGGTATGGTTAAAGATTTAATTATTAACGCTGACGGTAACAGTTTTATATTACCAACAGGAACTAAAATTATAGCAGGAACACCAACCACAGGAATTAACCTTATACAAGTCGTAGTTACTGCGGCAGGCGAGTATTGGACATCAATTTCACAAGAACAATAAGATATGAAAGCAATAGAAATCAACGGAAACATTAAAACATTTAGAAGGCTTCCTAATGTATGGGAAGACGAAAGTGGTTTACACTTAAACTTTAGAAAAGTAGATGACCCAACAGAGTTTGGGTTTTACGATGTTGTAACGCCACAATACGATAAGATTAGCGAAAGGCTTTCTGCTATGTATTTTGATGGCGACAAGTTTACTTACGATGTAGTTGCTATTGACTTAGAAGGCACGCACGATGTATTAGATGAAGATGGCGAAGTAATTGAAACAAAGCCTAACTATGATATTGCAGAGTTAAAGCAAGGCAAGATACAAGCTATTAAAACAGAGGCAGGTAAATTATTAAGTCCTACTGATTGGTATGTAACAAGACTTGCTGAAAGAGCAGTTGAGATACCAACAGAGATAGCAGACGAAAGACTTGACATAGTAACAAAGTCAGACTTATTTGAAACAGAGATTAACGCATTAACAACAGTAGAAGAAGTACTAAGATACACGCACGCATTTTATCCGCAGCCAAGTTTAGATGAAGTTGAACCATTAACTGAATAGTATGAATAATAGACTAATAAAAAGTAATGATGCAGGTGGTGGCGGTGCTTGTACTAATACGGTAGATTTATACAACCCATTTCCAGATGGTGGTGGTGTAGCTTTATATCAATTAAATGGAGATGCTACTGATGTAAGTGAAAACTATGATGGTGTGTTTACAAATCCTGCTTATGGTACAGGACAGTTTGGTCAAGCAGGTGTTTTTAGCGGAAGTAATACACCGTCATTGGTAAGTAGGGTTGTTTTAAATTCATCTAATAATTTTTTAATAGGTTCAAAACAAACAGTATCTGTCAGTTTATGGTTTAAAACAACAGCAAGCGCTGGGTGTTTATTTGTTGATTACGCAGTTGCAGATATTAATTTATTACTGAAACTTGACGCGGGTAAAGTTCAGTTAATAAACAGATATAGTAATAATACTACAACAATAACGTCAGCTAATACTTATAATGATAATAGCTGGCATAATGCAGTTGCCGTAATAAATGTTAGTTCTTTAACCGCAACTTTGTATGTTGATGGAGTTTTTATTCAATCTTCAAACATATCTTCTGCTGCTTACAGTGGTGCTAATACTTCAAATGCAGAAGTAACACTTGGTGCATTAAGGTTTAATTTAATAACTGACCCTAATTCAACTGATTATTATACAGAAGAATATGCAGGCTCAATAGACCAAGTNAGAATATTCAACAGAGCATTAAGACCATACGAAGTAGAAGCATTATATACAGAAGAATATTGTACACCTACTATTGTGCCAAGTGAGCATTTTAATACTGTTTTGTATGATGGTAATGGATATCCAAATAGTGGTACTCAATCAATTACAGGCGTAGGTTTTCAGCCAGACTTAACTTGGATAAAAGCGAGAAATACAACTGCTTGGAATACATTAGTAGATTCAACAAGAGGTGTAGATAAATATTTATTTTCAAATGCTACTAATGGAGATTTTACACAAAACGGAACAGGTTTTTTATCTTTTGATTCAGACGGTTTTTCTCTTGGGGCAGACACTAATGGAGATGGTGTAAATAGGACTAATGATGGCCCATACGTTGCTTGGAACTTTAAAGCAGGAGGTGCAGCAGTAACAAACACAGATGGAACAACTCCAAGTCAAGTCTCTGCTAATACAGAGGCAGGTTTTAGTATTGTTAGTTGGACTACAAATTTAAGTCCTGCGACATTAAGAGTGGGTCACGGATTAGGTCAAACACCAGATATTGTTATTTTTAAAAGAAGGAGTGCGCCAAATGAAGATTGGTATGTCTTAAGCAACCTTTTTGATGGATATTATATGCTTTTAAATAGCACAGCAGCTAAAACATCATTAGGCGCTTATAGCACTTTCGTTACTGACACTTTGCTTACAAGTTTTACTGGAGCAATAGGAATTGATTGTGTTGCCTACTGCTTTCATTCAGTAGAAGGTTTCTCTAACTTTGGTTCGTATGTTGGTAATGGTTCTGCAAGTGGTAATCCAATTGTAACAGGCTTTGAGCCAGCGTTTGTGATGTTAAAAAGAACAGATAGCACGGGGGATTGGAGAATTTGGGATAATAAGAGAAGTGTTGAAAACCCAAGAAATGAAGTATTAAAGCCAAACACAAGTGAAGCTGAAGAAACTAATAGCGTAAATGCAGTAATTGATTTTTTAGAAAATGGTTTTCAACCAAAGTCTACTCATAGTTCTGTAAACGCAAGCGGTGCTTCATACATCTATATGGCATTTGCTGCTGACCCTACCGCAGTAGAACCTTCTTTAGAAGATAGTTTTAATACTGTTGTTTGGGCAGGAGACGGAAATACAGATAGAAGTATTGATGTAGGTTTTGCCCCT